ACATGGCCTAAACCACCCCGTAATAATAAATTATTACAAATCGGTTTAGGTCTCCCAAGATGGTGCCTAGCTGGGCACCTTCCTGGAAGTAGATAATAGGGTTATTTTCTTTTCTTATTAGAAAGAGAAGATATCTCTGTCATTTGCGTCATAAACTTAGCAAGCAAACCACCTTTCTTCCCCACTTTGGGGGAAAGTAAAAGTGTTTTTGCTTGTTCTCTAAGTTTATGAACAATAACAGAAGTACCTTTAGAAATTAGGTAAGCTGAACGCATAGAGTAAACTCTATCATCAGCAGGAAGGGCCATTGTTTTTAAAAATAATGGCCAATCTTTATCTAATTCCTTGGACTTCTTAGTTAGTTTTAATCATGTTTCCTCCACTTGCCCATGAACTGAGCAAATAGGAAGAGCATAAATTAATTCTAACGCCCTACTTACATCTTGTTCAGTCAACCCAGGATGATCTAAAGCTCCTGTAAGTGCAAGCACTATATTGGTAGCAAGATCTCCTAGTCGTCGGTTATTCTTTGATGGAATATCAGACGCAGGGTTAGACTTTGCGAATGAAACTCTAGCAATTGATTGCAGGATAGAAATCCCGTAATCATTACTAAAAGGTTTAACGGAGTATCCTAATTCCTTCATACCTAAATAAAGGTCTGAAGCAAGCAGGTCTCCTCTAATTATTTTAATAATTAGTTCGCAAACCACTGATTTTGAGTGGATGTCCTTTACAAAACGTGAAGGCATCTTCTTAATCATTGATAAATAAGATGTAACACCAGTCGCGACTCCACCAGTAATAGACCAATTTCTATCAATCTGATTCATAAGGAAACTAGTAAACATATAATATTTACCAGTAACTCCTCGAAGAGCAGAGATAGGAAAAGGGCTAATTTCTTCACCTTTAAAGAATAATCTTTTAGAGAATTCAAAAAAGGAATCAGAAATATGAGTCTTAGGTTTGGAGTAATCCATACCAATAGATTCAATAACTGATAAGTAAAGATTACCTAATCTAACATCTTTAATTACTATATCGTCTCCTAAAATTACATAGGGTGATGAAGCCCATGAAATATTTAGTTGACGACAACAATAATAAAGAATATAGTGATGTGCTAATGCAAAAGAGGCTCATGATGAGTAAGCTCCCATTGGATTACCAGTTCGGTAGTGTATAAAGCTACCTTGGTATTCAAATGGATAACCTACCATTATGTCCTTTCATGCATTAACATAACTATCAGGTAATCTACCTTTGAGAATATCACAAATTAAATCAATTGGGAAACGATCAGTCGCAGCCGATAAATCAGCTGAGATGAATGTTCCTTCAGATTTAAAAAGGATATCTTTAAAGTTAGACTGGTCAAAAGTCATATCATGAGGGATTCTCTTTAAAATCCTAAATAAGTATGAATGAAAAGGGCGAAGAGCAGTTTGAGATCAATAATCTAAAACTGCAATTACCCTAACCTTCAATTCCTTATCTGGGAAGGAAGATAAACTCCTAAAACGAAGGTTATCAGCCTTAGTTATAAAGAGTATCTTCCCTAATAAGATAACTAGTAAATCATAACTAGATCTTATTAAATTAATAGAATCACTCAACTTTGGACCCCCGACAATTTCTATAGATTTTACCAGAGAATCCGGTAAACATCAAAGATCTTGAAAGGAAGTTCAAAGCGCATTCCCTTTTAGACGAGAATTCGGACCTGACTTAGTAGTCAGGTGGAATCTTTTGAATAAAAGGGACTTCGGAATGACTTTTGAAGGATGGGAAAACCCTAAATCAACTCAGAAGTCCGGTATATACTTTCCTAAGTCACTAGGATACCCACATTTGGGTCCTAATGAAATAGTACTTGTATCTACCGATTTACCTTCTTTTAAGGATCTAGTACAATTTAATATTGTATTGATCATCTGCAGCAAAGCTGGAGATGATCCTCTACGCAATAAATGTATTAGGTCCCCGAAGATTAAGGGGATTCCATCAGAAGTTAACCTCACTCCTTTTAATGCGACCGGCTTACCAGCAAGGTAAGCGTAGAAAGCTAATCGTATGTCTTTTAAATAAGATATAAAATTTAGTTTTCCTCGAGAAGAATAAATCTTATCGAGTCGGATTAATAAAGATTGGAAAACCGCCCGATTACCAATTAATTCAGGTTTAGAAAACTGAATTAATCAGAAAACGACATTAGCCGTTAACTGTATCAGAGAGGATGTATATCTATACATTACTTAGTTACAGTTTCGAGGTTGATAAGACCTCGCGGTCAATGCCGCTTGGGTAGTAGTTTTTAAGTTAAGCTAATATTATAATTAGAATTAAATAAGAGATCAAATGCCGTCCTACTAAAAGGATGCAGCTTAGATGACATTATTTAATAATTTATAATATCAGTAATTAATTAAAACTTCTTCCCGGATAATCACCACCTGACAATCAATCAGGAGCATATATATATATATTTATATATATATATACGCTAGGAAGGCGGACTCTAACCACTGGTAGAGACTTTCTTTCGAAAGAAAGAGAGTATTAAGGATTTGGAAATC